GCTGGCACTTTACGCCAAAAGTAATAGCGGCCCCAATACCAAGGTCCGTTAATATCTGTGTCAGCAGCGTTTTATTTATTGTTGAAAGCACTTCTTGGGCCTCATCATTACTTTTCTTAACAGTGTTATACGTAACTATTAAAATGTCAACCTTTTCACCAATAATCTCATGGGCAACTGGGGACACTTTCATGTTACAAAATAATGGGCACTGTTTACATGCTTGTATTTGGGTTTTTAAATTAGACATTTAATTCCCATCGCTATTTTTAAGATTACAAATTTCGTCTTCTAGATAGGTCACATAGCTATTTAATACGCCAATATTGGCTTGGACATCGTCCAATAGCATATCTTCAGATTCTAGCTGAAGTCTAAATAAATGAAAACAGCATAAAAAGCCGGTTACAAAAGATTCCATGTCTATATCAGAATTACCTTCTTCTTCCCCAATTGTTTTCATAGATAATTTTAAGTATGAAAATACAGGTAAGTAGTTATTATTTATATCTTTTTCTTTAAAAATTTCAGATACGGTTTTTGTAAATCCGTCCCGGTTACAAATATCTATAAAGAGTTTAATTGTCTTATTATTTGGGAACAAACTTGCCTCCGGCAACAAAAGGTGGGCAATCTCCATGTTTGCGTTCAGATGATAAATATTTACCATGTAATTCTACATATTTAGCTACAGCTTTTCTTGCGACTGTAGTCGGGTACATATCAGAAAACTGAAGGTCTGTTCTGTCACAGTGTACCTGTATAAATTGTTGTCCATTGAATCGGAATGATCCAATGGATAGTTGTTTATAGGATATTTCATGTCCATCAAATACAAGTTTTAATATATCATTCATATACTCACCTCTTCTAATAATTTGTTAACTTCTGTAAGACAATCCAAACTTTTGATCCCAAGCATATCAAATTTCGCTAAAGAAACATCTCCGAATGAATCCATGTCCAAGCCAACAAGCAGGTCATCTGAAGATTTATCCCTAATTAAAGGGGCCACATCAACTAAAGGATTAGAACTAATAATAAGGGCTGAGGCGTGTTTAGATTCACTTTTTATCGCCCCCTCTAAACCAATAGCTATTTTAAAGTATTCCGCGTAATCCCCAGTAAAATTACCATCCTCGTCGAGGACGCAATAATTTGCAAGTAGCCTAGGCTCTTCTTTTAATAAGTAGAAGAGGACACTATCACTGCCAGTCTTTTCTTTGAAAACTGCTAACAAATCTGATATTTTATCTCTGGCAGGAATCAATTCTGTTATTTTATTCATTGATTGAAAATCGCAGGCTGAATAAACTCTTAACACATCTTTTAGGGCGTTCCTACCTTGTAGAGTTGAAAAGGTTACTACGCCAGCCACTTTGTCGTGGCCATACTTATTCTTTATGTAATTGATAACGTCCTCTCTACGAGAGGCCGGAAAGTCACAATCTATATCGGGTAGTGTCCCGGAGATAGCCCTATTTTCATCGTAAAATCTTGAAAAGAGTAGATTATACCTAATAGGATCTATCGTAATAATATCTAGTAAGTAAGACACAAGGGAGCCTCCGGCGCTCCCTCTACTTGGACCACATAGTATCCCTTGGGCCTTTGCCCAATTCATATAATCACTTACAATAATGAAATAATCATAAAGGTTACCTAATTCAAGAATAGATAGCTCATAGTTTAATCTTTTAATATATTCATTGTTATATAACTTTAAGCTTTTCAACTTCTTTAGGCAAGTATTATAAATAAATTTACGGGGATTTTTCATATCACTTTTAGGAATTGCTTCTTTTAGCGTTATATCGTATTCTTCTACTTTATCTGCTATTTCGTGCGTAGCAAGAATTAGGTCTTCAGGATAGCATCTTTTTGCCCACTCATTAGTTATTACCCCATAGTTACCAGACTGAAAATATCCGATGTTGGGCAAGTCTTTAACTTTACTATTTTGCTTAATTGCACAAAAGGTCCGATGTAGTATTGCATCTTCGGAAGTTAGGTAGTGGCAGTCTCCAGTTCCTACTGCTTGGAAACCGTGTTTCTGAGCTAATTCTCTTAATATCATTCCACTAGCTTGTTGCCACATTTCTGTTTGATCAAAAAGTTGGCACTCTACATAGAAATCCGAGCCGAAAACGGCTTGGAATCTATTCGCCACAGCTAAGAACCTATCTTCGTAGTCTGGGTATAAATATTGACGGGCGCAATCGATACTCTCGCAATCCGCGAGAGCGTCAAGATGATAGAAAAGTTGATCGTGTATGCTCGTCTGGATGTGGCCGTTCAGGACTATTAATCCTTCAGAATGAGCGAATAGTGTCTCCTCATCTATGCGGGGTCTATAATAGAAGTTTTCGTTGCTGATTTTGTGTAATCTTAATAGGTTGCGGTAACCAGTATAATTTTTTGCTAGAACTACCAAGTGATTTAAAAGCTTGTTATCTGAGTCTTTTTGCTCCTTCGGAGCTTGGTTTTTGCACGTGTAAAGTTCACAACCTATAATAGACTTTATGCCTGCCTTTTTACAGGTTTTGTAGAATTCAACACAGGAACTCATATTACCATGTTCGGTTAGTGCAAGTGCTGTCTGCCCATCCTTTTTAACGAACGAAACTAGATCTTTAATTTTGGTTATTGAGTCATGTGACCCGTTACTATGAACATGGAGATTTATCAATTACCTTCTCCTCAAGTAAAACATCGTCAATATCAAGGTAAAGGTTCTTAATCATATATGTTTCCTACTTTTATTCCTGTATTTTCCCAGCGCCAACACCATAAGCATTCAATTTACTTAAATCCGCGTAAGTTTCAATGGTTTTTAAAAGCCCGTCCTCTTTAATTTTCTCATGATAAAAAGCACAAACACTTTTTCCTCCAGTTTCTGGGCCGGGCTTACTATATGCACAACAATGTTTGCATCTAAAATCCCTATTCGTAGCATCTAAAAGAGTTGGGTATTTAACTTTAGTAATTTCCCTAAAGGTGCTCTTAATCATAGATTCTGCATCTTTAAGCATCTCTTCATTTCCGGGCACACTAAAGATTCCTCCGGCGTTAATGAAATAAAGACTCATGATGAAGCTTTTATCTGGGTATAATTTTTTAAGGGCATAATAATAGAAGAGCAATTGGTGGTCGGTTTTAAGGTAGTCTAGATCTTTTTCTACACCAGTTGAGAAGCAGGCTCTTTTAGCTCCACTATTGTGCGTAGGTATAAAGCTTTTTGTACAAAGATAAGTTTTGTCTGGACTATCTACCGATATACACTGTGTTAATTTCGAGCCTATTTTTTCTATTTCAGTGATCCTTCTAAATTCAGACTTACCCGGTCCCCAATTTGGATCAACTTTATTTGCTTTAATTGGTAAAAGAAAAGGATTTATATTATTTGGCCTAAATGAAACTGGCCATCCAACACCACTTATACCAGAACAACTGGTTTTTGTTCTAGATATTAGTGGTCTTTGTCCCAGCGTTAATAATAATTCGCTAACTCCTTCAGATAGCTGCTTGGTGCAGTTAGTAAAGATGCATTGTTTTCTTAAAACGTTACACAATCCATCACTATCCATTAACCCACGAAGTAAATCCAATCTTTGTTTATGGGAAGCCCTAAGGTAGATTGGTGGTATGTGTTTATTGTTCAATAAACTTAGTGTACGTAAATATTTTGTAGAATCTAATACTGTTTTTGTTTCACAGTTAATATCTCTTTTTTTTTGATTGGTCCCTAGCTTATAGCCTCTTCGTTCAATTTCTTCAAAAACAAATTTATCACCAGATGTTATTTCAAACCCCCTATTCCTTCCATCTCCTAACCAAATACCCAGAACATAAGGATCTATTGGTAATTCTTTATCTTCACAGTCTATTGGTAAAGCCACATTAATTTTATCATTTATTTCTAAATCTTCTGTTAAAACGACATCGCCGTCCCACAATGTCCAATAATGATCAAAGTCGCATTCCGCCGTGGATGTGTCGTCAAAGGTAATTTTATAACAATTTTTTGTTTTTATTTTAGATTTAGCTTCTACTGTTGTTGTTGCTCCATATTGATCATACACAGTGTCACCGACCCTAAGGTTCCCCATAGTAGACCAACCATCTGGCGTTGGTATTGGAGCTTCTAACGGAAGACCCTTGTAGTCAAAGCATTCATATACACCATTACCCAAGTCTAATATACAATCTATGGTTCCTTTAAGCCTTAGATTACCCTCTATTAATTTCCCATTTATTTCCGTAGAATATGCCGCCCACTTTTCTGTTATTTCAATATCAAAATATTGCTCTACCTGTATTATATTGAGATTTACTGGATCGTATTGAGGGTAATCAGTTATCGCTTTCTTGGCCCATTTCAATACTTTGCTTTTGGGCATTTTTTCCCACTTAATGTGGTTGTCTACCGTCTGTTGATGGGCGTATACCCTATCTATTGTTTGATCTATATCTTGGGCCCACTTAGAATCTACCTTTCCCCAAGTGTCAAACTCAAATTCTTTATTCCCAAGTTTTTCATTTATAGAACCAAGAGCCCTAAGCTCAAGTATCTTATGGACACAACTTCCTCCAGAGGCTGCGGCCCCAGCTTTATTCTTAAAACCAAAGGTATAAGTAAGGAGGGTTTGTAGCTCGCACAGCTTCCAATTATTTATTAAAGATGAACGAATATACGTACATAGCATGTTTTATTTATCTAGAGCAAGTTGCTCATTTGAATTACTGTGGCAACAGCCGCAGCATATTGTTTTCTTTAAAGAATTCTCTAAGACTTCTTTCTCCGTCATGTTCAATTCGTAAGCCATAATTCGGTTTAAGGTCCCGTACTTCTTGCGACCTAGTCCCTTTATACGTCGCCTCTTTAGCATCCAGTAGGTCGGAATCAGTCATATGAGGATATGCTGCCCGTAAACGAACCCAATCCTCAGGACGTGTTACGTTATCAAAAAACTGATTTGACTCAAACCAAAAGGTTTTCCACATAAAGCCCCTTTATTTATTCACCCTAATACTACCTGAAGATAAAATTCCACGCTTAATAAGGAAATTAATTACCATATTATTCTTTTCTTTTAGAGTGGCGTCCTCAGGTACAACAAGGTCGAACTTATCTAACGGTATGTTCTCTAAGCCTTTTTCTGACTCTGAATTAGACTTAAAGGGATTGCGAAGCAATCTTATTCGTAATACGTCTGGATTGTTTTGAAACTCTTTAAACTCAAATTCGTTCTCAAACCTGCAATCTGTTATAAGTCCAATATCTGGATTAAGCTCTACCAACTTTTTATAAGCTGATAAGACATGACAATCACCATAAATGCTTCTACATATGTCCGTTCCAAAAGTTTCTAGAAATTCCCTATTTGTCATAGGGCCCTTCTTATCCTTGAAAAGCTTCCTTTTATTACCGGGTAATACTTTTAACATGTCTTCCCACTTTATGTGGGAAGCTTCATTCTTTTGGTCATTCGTGCCTGTTATTTTGGTATAATCTAAACCAAATAGATCGCAAGCGACTCGCTTAAGCTCGTCGGCAAATCCTACGTGGTTAATGTGTTGGGCAGTGTGCTTATTCTTATAATCGAGAAACTCTGGAGATTTATCATCTATATCAAAATAAATGCCCTCCTTGGTTGACTCGTTGAACATTATGCTCATGCGTCCCAATTCATCTATTGAGGCGTTGGGAATACTACCTATTTGAGTGAGGTGGTAGCCGTATATGGCTGTAGCGGCTGTTGTCTTCCCACTTGATTTTGAACCTGCAAGTAATACTATCTTCATGCTTTATCCTTATGTAATCTATCGTTTAAACACATAAACTCTTTTATTTCATTAGACTTAGTAATTGGGAATAATCCATCACATGCACCGGAATCATCATTTGAACAAAATTGCCCAATTATTTCTTTTAGGTTTATATATCCGCCAGCTTTGATGTTTGCAACTAAAAATTCTTCTAAATCTTCTATTGTAATATATTTTTCCCAATCAGCCGATTCATTTATTGTTTTAAGCCATTCGTAGAACTTCATACTTTCCCCTTTACGGCCTTAGCCGCTTCTAATTCACATTCACGATAACCCAAATCAGCCTTAACGCCCTCAATACTTATACCATAATACGCCTCTTTATCCACAGAGATACTGGTTACGGTTCCTACTGTACCCGTTTCCATTCCATTAAGTATTCTTACTTTATCTTTTACTTTAAATTTACTCACATGTTCTCCCATTTTTTAACTATACTATCTTTAATATCCGCATCGTTCATCTCTGATATATCTTTCTTTGTTAAGTTAGGAAAATATATACTAAAATCTTTACAATAAGAAGATATGAATCTGTTTCTAAACTCTAATCCGGCCTCATCATTGTCCGGGGCGAAAAGAAGTTGGGTTACACCCAAGCTTTTTAATAAATCTACTCTAGTAGAGTTAAAGTCTTTGCCCAAAGCTGCTACTGCCGGTATCCCATAATCAAACAATTTCCAAACACATCCCGGCCCCTCAACTAATGCCACCTTATTACTTCCTTTGGGAAGCTTATGTATACCGTACAAAGTGCGACTTTTCTGCAATCCTTTACTATGATACCATTTTCTGTGCATAAAGTGAAAATCTTGATCACTAGATATACACGTAGAATATTTCCCATGATGATACGCGCAAAGCGCGCAAAGCGGAGCGTGGATTCGTGCGGAAAACCCCATGTACTGACCATCTACGTATCTTACGGGAACAATAGCCCTATCAGCTAAATAACCTCTTGGGCAATCCCCTACTTCAAAAGCTCGCAAAGAGTTTTCGCTGTATCCCCTAGTTAGGAAGTATTTTGAAGGAAGAATCACTTCTGGCTTACTTGCTTCATCTTTAAAAAGGGGCGTAGCCTCCCGGCTCCGTAAGGAGACGGGCACCACTTTATGTGAAGTTTCTTTTATTACGGATACCACATCATTAAAGCTCGTAAAAAGTCCCTTAGCTTTAAGCGTCCCCGTAATTAACCCTATAACACTTTTCCCATGAGTATCACTGCACCCACCAGAAAAACAAAGCCAAACACCACTATCTCTATAAATGATGGAGTTACCTATGCAGTCACTACCATGAATAGGGCAAACTATAGAAATGATGTCATCTCTACGAGTTTCGTATTCTATTTTTAGATAATTAAGTATAGACTCTATTCTTTCTAGAGCTAACTTATGTAAATCATCTTCAATTCGGCCCAAGGTTGCCACCCTTTGTGTCGCAAGACACTTCTTTTAGACTACAAATAGCACCCTTAAGGTCCATTGAGATAAAGTCACCTTGTCCTTGAGCTTCGCCCCCGTACCTACTTTTGAGGGTGATCATCTTTCTATTACCACTTGACCATCCATATTTTTCCATTTCTTCTGGGGATTTATTCTTAAATATAGAAAAAGAATTACAAAGCCACAATAATCTATCTGATTGGGCGATTACATCAGTGCCCTCTTTGGCTACCCCATCTCTATTTAACTGTACAAAACTAAGACAAGGAACATCATAAATCTTGCAAAAATCTGTTAGTTTAGAAATTTGAAAGCCCATAGCTTGATATTCTTGCATGTCCGAAATGTCACCAGAATCCATAATCTTAAAATAATCATAAATGATTAAACATTGTTTAGCTTTACCAGACTCAGTAAGTCCTACTGAGGTATATACCCATCTACGTATTGTTGATAATATTTCATTAAAAGACTTACCAGACACACTTTTATAATGAATCGGGAATTTTTCGAACTCAGATATGGCTTTTTCCAAAGCCTTAACTTCAAAGTCTGACTCTTTAAATGAGCCAGTTTCTATCTTATTTATTTCTACCTCTGAAATGTTTGCCAACATTCTAGGTATAATATCTTTATCTTCCATTTCCGTGTCTAAGATAAGTACAGGAATGTTAGCTCCTGCTAAGAAATTTGCACACATTATTGCGATATTAGTCTTACCCAATCCGGACCTAGCTCCTATTAAAGTTACCCCAGTTCTCATCCCGCCCCCTATAGAAGCATTGAACTTTGGCCACGGTGTAGGGAGCCCAACATTTTGACTGGGATTATTTCCGTAGTAATCTACTAAAGGGCGGGCCTTATCTCCTATCTTAATTATTTCATCATTGTTACTTGAAAACTTAGATATAAGATCAAAAAGGGTGGATTCGGAAACTGAAAATATGGAGTCTGTGGATGTTGTTGCGGACATCTGAGACAGCTTATCTATCGCAGCCCGGTGTAAGTTAACGCTTTCTTTTAATATCAATCTACTCTTAAGCTTCTGAGAAAACGGGCGTATTGTACCCAGACTAGCAGGATCAGTTTCAGTTATAGATTGCAAATCTACATCTAGTCCAGATTCATTACATTTGGATATAACGTTTACTAAATTTATCTCTTGGTTTGACTCGAATAAACTGGAGCAAGCTTGATAAACTATACGATTGTCAACTGAATAGAAGCTTTTATCTGTTAGAACATCCAATGCTTCAATATAGAACTCTTTTCCGCCCTTAATAATAGCTGATAAAATTGAGCTTTCTTCGAAAGCAAGATCTTGGGACATGTCATCTCTTTTTTTAAGAACACTTGGGACATATATATACGTTATCTCCATCTATAGATTTCGTAACTACAGCTGGGCTTACAGAGCTTTCTACTTTACATTTTCTACAATTTACTTTCATGAGATTAGCCTTACGATTTCTTTCTACTTTGGTTTTACCCTCGTCGCCGTAAGTATCAAAATCCCTAAAAGTAGGCCGAAGAGGAACTTTATCGCCATTTAAAACCTTATGTGCCTTTTCGGGCGGTATATATGTGTATGCACTTTCAGTGCGTACGGGGATTGTGTTTATTACCTCAGCATCTTCGGACACTGAGTCTGAAGAATTCAGAATCCACATAGATCGTAGATCACTTATGGTGTAAGACTTAATGGGCTCTAGTTCTAGCATTGAGGATAGTTCTTTGTACAGCTCCACCTTTTTAGCTGTTGCTGGGTTGAAGGGCGACTTAACCGGCTTTACTACCGGAGGCTGCACTTCTCTACCAGTCATCTTTTTAAAGCTGGCGCAAACGCCAGCCCAATCTCCATCTTTAATGGCTTTTTCTAATTGGTCTACAAGTTTACTCAAGTTACCTCCGGTAATATAACAACTGCTTCTATTGTTACCCTAACATTTTCATCTATCGAAACATAAGTTGCCCAAGATTGAATTAAAAATTCTCTACCATCTTTAGCGTATAATTTTGCTGGAACTTCCATAGCCTTATTGGTTTTATAAATTGGATCAGAGCCTCTTATAGCCTTATCTATGTCTTTGGAATTGATCAAGTTTGTTGATTTAATAACTTTCATATTACTCCTAACCTCTTTTGTTGTTCTGGATTTAACCCATACCTAATAGCATCTTCTAAAGAACCGGCTACACACAATGAATTACTTGCCTGACAATCCCACCCTGTGTAATCACATCCGCCTTCAGCAATTAGAATTCGCCCATCTAAAAGAAGAAAAACTCCAATCCAATCTTTTACATCGTTTTCCCCGTTTACTGCGGCAATAATTTCTACTACCATAGCTCGTGAAATAGGACCCGAATCTACTTTTGCTCCCGGAGGAATCACTTGTATGATGCCGTTGCAATTACCACCTGTTCCTTCTCCAAATACTTCTTCCCAATCATAAGAAGAGTTTAATTCTTCTAAGTCAATTTCTTTAATCAAGAGCTTCGCTCCCTTCTTTCTGACGTAGTCAGTTCTTACTAAAACTTAAATCACGAAAAACTTGGGCCAATTTATCGACTCTCGCAGATAATCCCTCATACTCTTGTAGAAGAGCTTCTAATTTTATAATTTCATTATCAATATCTCTTAAGTGAACGTGTTCTGCGCAAGCCGCCCCAACAATAAGTGCATGACCCATAAAGCTATTATAAGAACCGTACACTTGAGACAAAGCTCTTTCGAAGAATTTCTTATTCATCATAAGTCCACCTCTAGTTGAATTTATCTTTTGTGACATACTTATAGCATATTGTAGTATGAAATATTGAGCACGAACACAACCTTCCTTATCGAGATCTGAAAGATCTGCTTCTGTCATATTGAAGTACATGGATACGTCGTTATGTATATGATCTACTCCCACATCACCAATTAACGCTTTTGATTCGCTGACAAAGTCAGCTACTTCTTTTTTTAGCATCCGGCTGGTCTCCCAGCCGCTTGTAACCAATAACAAAAATCTACTGTAGCCAAGGGCCGCCTTCCTCCTTTAAAATTGATAAAGCCCCACTTGGGCACTCGCCCACTTGTCTTACAATTTCTTCTGTTGTTGCCGCATTAACATTTACCCAAGGTCTTAGACTTGGATTAAAGACCTGAGGAAGTCCTTTGTAACACGTCTCACAGTGTGTACATAAATCTGATTGCCATAACACTTTAATATCACCATTATCATAAATACGTTCTGCCAATTGTCTTCTCCTTTAAACTTCTATCGCATCAGCGATTATCTTTTTCCAACTTTTGACCTTATTGTAAGGTAATTCTATAAACACAAGTCCATTTAGTTCAGCCCACTCCCTCTTTATGCTGTCATTTTTCAATGACAGTTCAAAGTTAGCTATACAACTATGGAAATGCGAGGTAAACTCGTAATGTTGTTTACCATGAACTTCTATAATTATTCCCATGTTTGGTATAAAAAAGTCCGCCACTAACGTGGCGTTTTTGTTACCACGACATCCCGTTAAGGACACTTCCTCATATATTATAGCATTGGGTAAACAAGAACTTATAATTCCACGGGCTTTTAAATGTAGGGAGCTTTGGCTACCATCTTGTATGTCTCGGGCATTTTTGTTCGGATTCAGTATGTAGATTCTACCATCAGTTCCTATGGTCCTCATTTGACCACAGCTTCATTCGGATTGGGTATAGGTAAAATATCCTCACAAACACATCTTGTTAAAAAGTACTTGTAGGTAAAGGTACGTCTTTTTCTATATTGATCTGTTTCAAAAAGGGTAACATACTTACTATTATCCCTTATTTCAATTATTGAATATCTTCCAACGATTTCATCATCGGCTTCTATATAGCTCATAGTATGACTAGTAATTTTTGCCCAGTAATAGCCGTCCTGAAGTACGGGTTTTTTAACTTTCTTCAAGGTTTAGTCCCTTTCCTAATAACAAAGCCACTAACATCCTTTAATGCCTTACCTTTGGCTTTAAGACCTATAATAACCCCTTCGGGGTCTAGAAACCTTAGATCTGTGTCATCCCCACTTACTACGGGAAACCCTTCGTAAGTGGGTGGGACCGCGTCGAATACTGCTGCCACACTCTTTCCTGCTTGCAGGACTTCTTTGCAAAAGGTCCAGTTAGTCTCAGACCTACTGAAGGTGAGGTGATAGTTAGTGGGCAATTTTCCCGCTATGTATTCTCTCATCCTCTTCTCTTCTTTGCTGTAGTCATAGAATTGAATGTCTGGGCGGGACTTAATGACGGGCAAAAATTTACCCGTATCACTTGTACCATTCAACCTAACGCAAGGCTTCACCTGCTTCGCAGCACACTGTGCTACAAGTTTATCAAAATCCGCGACTAAAAGCCGAGTAAACTCGGCGGGGTCATTCATTAATAGATTTGTTTTACGAACACGGGCTTTCTCGACAGAGGACATGGCTCCACGCCCAGCGCTAAAGAGACAACTCGCTTTACACCCAACGCTTGCACTTGGACACATTTGGTGACCTGAAGTCATAGCTGGGGCAAGATACATGATGGCCGACAAATATTGTCCCAATGCATCGCCTTTTATTGTCTTAGCATTATTACCAACGTTTAAAAGATTGTACAAGATAAATTCCTTTTACTAACTTAAATTGAAACCTTAATGAAGTACATTATGAATACTTGATGTATTACCCGTTTACGTCTGGCTCACTTGTTCCACATTGGCCGAAAGATCTTGAGGAATTGCAGGTCTATTGGAATCATTTGTATGAATAAATTTTGCGTGTTGGCTCCAAGGCTTTAAGACATCGTTCATCTCTTTAACAACCCCTTCTTTAAAGTAATCTGGCCTACGCATCAAGAAATTCACCACATTATTTGTGGCTTGTTCGCTTACTACATCGTTGTAAAATGTTTGTGCGTCTTCATCAGTGTATCCAGCGGCCTTTGCTCGTGATAAAAAAGCAGAACAATCGCATGCACCGGAATGCGGCAGTTCGGGTTTTTGAAGTGGATCATCGTCTCGCCGCATCCGGTGATGCGGGTCGTTAGCCACTACAGTCTTATCTTCTTCTTCTCTCATAAGTTTCTCCAAAAAATGCAATATCCTTCTCTTACAACTACACCACCGTGGATCAGACAGATACTCAAGCGATCTGATCAACATGTACATCAACTCAGACTTGAATGCCCCAAAGTGTCATTACATCTATACAAAGAATTTCTTGATAAAACCCACACACCATACAGTGTTGATTTGGCATACTCAAACCATTTATTGATTCCGTTTCCGGCTGACGAATCTGGTGACTCGTTCGAACAAATGGGCAACAAATTTATGGCACAATTTGAGACTTATCTGATTGAGACATATGGATCTGTAAGTCCTCTGGGTGACAATTAATGTCAAAACCTGCCTCATAGGCATCGCCCAATATCGCTTGATAAGTTCCAACCGCATCCGCCTTTCTCTGTTTAAGTGATGTTTGGCTAAATAACCCATAGTCACTTTCGCATATATGTTCTGAATGGATGGTGCCGTCTTTATTTAGACGTTGTAGACTTACTATGCGTCCAGCGTGGCTAACAATCGCGTGAACCGGAGCCGCCGAGGTCGGTTCCTCACATGGCGTATCTTTCGCGGCGTCCCGGTTACGCTGGTCGTTCGCCACCAAAGGCGTTTGCACTGTTTCTTTTAACATAAGTTTCTCCTAATGGTAAAAATTACATGGTTTACTGGCTATTACAAAAACGGACAGCACTATTGCTCCCATATTCTTGTTGCCGAATTAAATTTGGCTGATCAGATTTCAGGATGGTTAAATGATAATGGTTTTGCCTCAGAAGTACGGAATATTAATGAGGTTCATTTCATTGACCAACCACCCCTCAACGAGGCTATTGCTAAATTAAGTAGTTGTCTTCGGGCCGTATTCGCTGAAGATTGAAACCAGACTCCCGCTCTCAAAGTTATATTTGAACGCTTGTCCTAAGCAATCAACAGTCACTGATCCTGTGATATCATCTGGTATTACAACCAATTCGGACGCCTTCTCCGAATCATCATTTATCACATTGCGACAGGGCGGCGAACAAAGCGATGCAGCCGAGTCACGGGGCATCGCTGTTTGAAGTGGCTTGTCGCTAGCCGTGCCCGGCTGATCTGGGTCGTTCTGCGATAACATCCCAGCTATGTCGCTCCAATCAAATTCCCCTACTTGGCCGTATCGATTTTTTGTAACCATGCATACGCTTCCGTTTGATTTTGCGACTAAGCCCGCAATATTGGCTACCTCCTCTGGAACGGGTGTGTTGTCTGAAAAAATGTAAATTTTGCTCATAGAAAGATCCTTAAAAAATGAATACAGTTTGTGTAACGTATAGCCATAAACAGCAGGCGTTTGACGTTGTGGATATTAAAGAATTGCTGGAATTAAATGTTCGCAGCGTGATAGAAGATAAACCCATTGATTGGATCATCTTGGCATTTGTTGGTTCTCGTGTGGACGGTTCAGAATTCGTTGCAGCTTTTGAAGACAAGCATGGTCAAAAACATAAATCTTTCGGTTAAGGAAACTGTATGCCAGAAACAATAGTTGAAGTCCACAGTATATCGTCCGCACACGGATGGTACGTCCGAAGTAGCGGTCATGAGCAGCTGGACGAATTTTCAAGTGCTGAAGCGTTGGAAGATTTAGTCTTTCATGATCCGGTTCTATGTTTTGCACTTGTGTCGGTTATTGACCCTGATTACCTCGATCTTGGGTCGAATAAACGAGTAATTGCTATTACTAAAAGTATGGACCATATTGTCGGTGAAGTAATTGCAGACTGCCATACTGACCTAATGTTTATTCGCTCAAAATAATCGCAGAACAATCGCATGCACCGGAATGCGGCAGTTCAGGTTTTTGGGGTGGATCATCGTTAGGCCGCATCCGGTGATGCGGATCGTTATGCGAAACACATCCTGTCTTTTCTTCCTTCATAATTTTCTCCAATGAAACTCAGAATTCCAAATCCACCATCGTGCCCATGTCAAAAATGCGGAGACCCGCACACTGATTACATTGAATCAGAAGGCACTACCAAACCTAATTACTCTTTGGGTAATGTTGCTGGAAAAGATGTCTTCTACCCAACTACCCACAAATACAAATGTGACGCTTGTCAAACTATCTTCAAAACTCCCGCCTCACCCTTATGATAAGACAAGATAGTTTCTCTCTACGCATTCCCTGTCAACAACAATGTAGCTTTCACTTCTGTATTCCTCTGGGGCAATTTCGGTAACTACCAACTCACACAAATCCCCAATTTCACCTGCATAGTCCGGATACTTTTCTTGCAGTGCGGCAAGTAGGTCCGTGTAATGAATAACGACAGTTTTGCCTAAAGTGTTGTTGCAGATATTAATTACTTCACTGGTAACCATGTTCGCATAACAATCAGATGCAGCCGAGTCACGGGGCTCCGCTGTTTCATGTGGTAAATCGTTCGCCGTGCCCGGCTGATCTTGGTCGTTCGCCACTATAGGCGATGTTCTCTCTTCTTCTAACATAAGTTTCTCCTAATGAAATTCATTGAATTCGTCGTCTACAACGGCAAGCTTGCCGGTAAAAGAATCGTGGTTAATACCAACGCCATCACTCACATTGAAGAGAATGATGATTTACATGTTGATGTTTACATCTCTACAAGATCTGAGCCGTTTACCGTTAATGGATCGGTTGTTGATGTGGTTAAACTAATCAATAATTGATAAGCGTCCTCACATGATTTACATGATGCTGGTGCTGCTAGCTTGCTACCATCTGTCATTACATACCAAAAACCGCTTGGTCTCGGCACGGGCACTCCATTTGGAACTATTGCCACAATTTGGCTTGGATCGCCAATCCATAATATGTACTCAAACGGCCCCGTCTTAGTGCCGTCTGCTTCGTGCAACATCGTTGTGTCCTTAATTGCCACCCAACGCGAAAGCGGCGAACAATACGCTGAACCCGAGCCGCCGTCCTCCGTTTCAGGTGTAGGAACCGTTTTCGCGGCGTCCGGGTTAGCTTGGTCGTTCTGTGCCACCTTAGGTACATTACTTCCATCCTCCATGCAGTCTGCCCACATATTTGGCTTAAGTGTAAACCCATCCCAACCTATCGGGCGTTTATACCCTGTCTCTGTTTTTACTACGTCGTAATTCAACCCTAAGCCATATGGAACTCTTTGCATGACTGACTCTTTCTCTGAAGATTTATCGATTGCGGCACGTTTCATGTGGAAACACCGAAACGAACCACAGTATTGGACATGGGAATCATTAACAGACCTAAACAAAGTCACAGACTCCCCTAATTTAAACCATGCTGTAGCATGGAACATTATTACGGTACTCGAAGGAAAGGGGTTCTTATTATCCTTTCCAGAATTTCAAAAAGACGGGCAAATTATCAAGTACCCATTTAAACTTCATCTTGGTGATCTAAAGGCGTGGCGTCGTATTAAACGATCCCCTTCTTGTTGCACATACTTAATTAATCTATGGGAAGATTTTTCGCCCAAACTCTATGCGTTTATTATTGGTATCTTTTCATTAGCAATAGCATCTGTCATCGTTTACGCCCTACAACGCTACATCGATATCAAATGGCCAGCACCACCAAACTAAAGCACAGAACAAAACGATGCACGCCGAGCAACGGTGGTTAGGTTATTGCTGTGGTTTGGTTACCTCCGTTGCCGGGTGATCGTCAGCGTTATTTTGAAGACCCGGCAGACCACCGAAACCAATGACGCGGAGTCATGATTTCAAGGCGTGGACCGCTGCCCGACTTCTTTCGCCCAAACAAAAACGCTGTCGTCCGAAAGTGGAGACAGAACCGACAGCCATAGGCTTGTGTGTACTCCACATCTTTCTGCACATGAACCATGATTGCACCCTCTCAAAATAACAACAAGTTGTACGCCGAGCAGCGGGCCACCGTGACCCGCTTTACAAAGTGTCCCGCCGCTGCCGGGTAAACTTTGTCGTTCTACGGATGCCGAACCAGTGAATACGTTTCGACGCTTGCTGAATACGCTTCCGCAATCCGTTTTGCAAACTTCTGACTCCTCGTTACGGTGCTTTGATCCACTACCGCCGACCATTGCCCGTTTCCGAAATCAAACCAAAACCATTCCCCCTTGCTTTTATCTACAACTGCATACAACGTCAGTGGAGACAAAAACCGACCACGCTCAAGCCAACGGCCCCGCGCGTCCATCGCAAGCACCGCAGAACAATCAGATGCAGCCGAGCCGTCAACGTCGTTCGTCATATCCTGAAACCTTTCTTATGCAATGCAGGCTCGTCGGCCCGGCTGATCTGAGTCGTTATGCAGATACATCTTGACTCGGATACTGCGAACACAATTCACAGCGAAACTGACCACGTTCCTCGTCACTCAAATCCTTGCCGCAGTCTCCACATGTCCCATACCGCGACTTCTTGCACGTCGGGCAGTATCCAGCTCCGCGACCAGCACAGCCCTGACAGCCCTCCGCGTCTGGAAGCAGCGTTACAAAATCAGCCGCCATCCTGCGAACGGCGTTCGTAATCGCTTCGCGATATCGCTGCTTGTACTCATCGTTCATCCACCCGGCGACGACTTCAGTCAGCACTGATACGAGTCGTGTTTCTCCGCAGTTGGCTTTGTACGCTCCGTCTGCTGGCGGTGTCTCCAGTTTCCCATGAGGCACATCAATTAACTGCTCTCGCAGGTCTCGCATTGCTGCCGCAATTTCGTATTCCTGTGCGTCCATTGCGATCCTGATGGCGGCATCGAAGCTCTTAGCCACAAGTCTGGCTTTGGGCTTGCAGCTCGTCAGGCTATACAGCGAAAACAGTAATCTGCCAATATCTTTTTGCGCACTCATGACTGGAACCCCACAAACGGACGGTTGCAATGATCACACCTGCCTGACGGCAGCCTGTAGCCAATACCGCAGGTCTGGCACACATACCCAGCCAGATCCTGAATCTCTTCAATCTCACGAAATGCTGCCCCCGCATGCACTGCTGGCTGTAACACTTCGCCGCTCGCAATCTCAAGCAGTCTGCGACGCATTACTGCGTGTTCTCGCATTAGCCTGTCAACATCTGCGAGCTTGACAAACTTGCCTGTTTTCGACTCCATCACAAGCGAGCACTGATACAGCGGAAGCTGCATAACAATGCAATCAACCGGAGTTGCCGACGATGCGTTTTCCATGATCAAAACCTTTCACCGGCAACCCGGTTATTGCAAGCGTTCGCCGCCACACTCTTCTCTTCAATCTCTCTCTTCATTTTCTTCTCCTAAATAAAAGTTTTCAAATTCTGCACTAAAATTCCCGAATTCTTCGGACAAATCAAGCCCCTCATGCGATTCGCTTATGGGATTTTTTCGTTTCACTCTGGGGATCGACATGGAGATTCTCGTCATCATTTGCTTGCTCATCTGGAATTACGTTTCAAGCGATTAAGGGGTTACTATGGCCGCAATACAGTTTCTCTTTGGTTTGGCCCTCGGGGTCTTTGTCCTTACCATAACGAAAGAAAAGAAACGACAATGAATTTCGCAAACCTTACACCAATGCCGAGCTCTTCAACTAATCAAAACGTTTTCATCAATCCTGCGTTCGTCACTCACGTTGGCAGTGATGCTGGCGGTACAACGATCATCTTCTTTAGCGGTGGCACGTCCACCACAATTGATGACACTCCGGCTCGTGTAGTCGAAGAATTGATTAAGGCCAGCAATTCATCTGTGTGAACTGGCACATCAATTTTTGTCCCATTGTCTAGATGAGCAAAACAACTTTCACGCCTCCACTTTTGCCAGTATCCTTCGTTGGTGATTGCCACAATTCTACTCGGATCCACCACGCAAAAGGTATGTTCCACTTCGTGGACCTTCGCTTCTTCTGGTGCCTGCCCAAATTCATGGAATGTGCTTAGGTCATCATTCACATGATATTTCCCCCTAAACACTAAAAGCGGCGAACAAAGCGTTGAACCCGAGCTACCGGTGTCGGGTTCTGGGGTGGTTTGGGTTCCGGCGGCAGCCGGGTTAACTTGGTCGTTCATAAATATTCCTCTATCTGATCTAAGTCAGAAATTTTAATGTTAAAACAATCACACTTTACTTTAAAATGTGTACCTTCTTCTATTTCATCCTTTTTAAGGAATTGGGCTTTCTCCATAAAAGCTACTACGGGGATTATACCCAAACAATAAGCTGTGGATAAGTCGTTGGTTATTCTATAAAAAGCATAATGACTACACTCTTTTTTCTTCACTTGGTACGCTGCAACTGTACAAGAATAGGAATCCAGTGGTCTCGAAGAGCACCTCTTAGCTTTAATATCAATACACCCTATTTTTGCGTGAGCAACATCATAATTATAAGAGTCTACTAGCTCTCCGCCATAAGTGTCGAGAAAAAGTTCCTCAGCAACCATACCAGCTAGCTCCCCATCACTACAAATCTTTTTACTATTTTCACCGATTTTGCTTGCTCTGGCTTGAGCTTTGCTCAAGACAGCTTCAGAGACTTCTAATTCTGTCAAGCTTCCTCCTCCCCATCTTCTTCCGGAGGAACAAAATCATAAGATATTGAATACTTTTCTATAAAATAATCCTTTATAATCTTTTGAAAAAGTTCCAAGTTTTCTTCTATTACAGCTACTGCTTTATCTGACCCCTGAGCTCTTATTTCTGTACCATCTGGTAACATAAAATAATACCACGCACCCTTAGTGGTTAACAATCCTGTTTCTGGTAAAACTTCTAGGGCCTCCATAGCCCAATAAATACCCTCACCAAACCTAAGATAAGAATTAATAGGATTTTCCTTACTAACATAAGGGGCAAGTTTCTTATTATACGGCATTTGCCATTTAATTAGTTGGCCCTTCAGGCTTTCACCGTCTTTATTATTTAGTCTACTACCATCCCAATCATACGGTTTGTGGCGAGCCTCTAAAACTATATCACATTCATATTCAAGTTTTACACCACCATCTGGCACTAATGGATCACCATACCCGGAGGTATTTGTGATAAAGTGTTGAATACCTATTACAATAGATCTAGTAGTACGAACAAGATTACCTATCTTTTTACAAAAATCCGCATTAAGTTTTGGGGTAGTGTCTCGCCTATTACCCTTAATGTCAATGTCGTTAAGAGTATCTTCTGGAATTATTTTAGAAAATGAATCTATTACATAAACTGCCCCTTTATACTTAGGAAGACCCATCATATCTTTAATGGTTTTGTATATTTTATCTCCAGATAAAACGGGGACACCCTCCTGAGATCTTAATATTAAAAATTTGGGATTATTTATATCTAATCCTTTAATTTGAAAGTATTTTTCCCCAAGTAATCTACATTCAACATCGGCATAAATAACATATCTTCCTTGAGCTAGGGCGTTGGTCGCTATTTGCATAGCACACATCGACTTCCCGAGTTTAGGCGGGGTCCTAATAAGAACCAAACTTCCCTCTGGGATTCCACCTCCAAGTTTAGCATCTAGGGAAGGACCAACAGATACAACGTATGGACTTGCTTTTTCTTTTGTAATTATACTAGCAGCACTTTGGAATAAGTTTTTATCTATAAGTGGTTTTTTGGCTTTAGCCATTAATTCTTCTTTCTGAAGAGTGGTGAAGTTTCACATGGGGTGACTTGTGGGTTTTGTTTAGCTATGTGCTCTCTTAGGTTTTTCTCATTTGTAAGCCGAGCCTGCTCGACCTCTATTAAATCTGGCAACTTTTTAGCATATAAAGACCAACACCAAGATTCTTTTCTTATTGTGTTCCATATAGCTTCCTCACTATAGGCCCTGAATAATTTTGCTGCTATTATAGTTTGCTGTTGGTACTCCTTTTTATATTTTGGTAATCTCCAAAACGCCTCCGGAAGAGTTATCCCTTGTTTTTCATACTTTCTCTTTATTATATAAGATACTAGCATTTCTCTCTGGGATGATTCCCCCATTTATTCACTCCTGTAAATTCCCCTGTGCTCATCAGAGGCCTGAGTTGGTTGTGTGGGAGCTGGTTCCTTATCAATGTCTGCAGTCATTTGATAAACTTTTTGCCCATTCTTTAGGGTAATCTTAGAAGCACCCAACCTATTTGCTTTATTAGTTTTATCATAGATCTCTTTGATCAGAGCTTCTGACAAATCTAATTCTTGGGAAATTTCCGCAATACTTTTACTTCCGGCGAAACTACTAATATAAAGCTCGTCTGCCGGGTTCAATTTTTTTCGACTCATATTTGTCCGCTCGCTTGCATTGCTTGTGTTGTTAGTTTGTAAAGCCCCTCATGCTTAGTAGTTAAATACTTGACATAATTTTCAAAAATATCCCTAGTAACCTTAATAAAGGTTGGATTAATTAAACTTTTATTCATCTTGGTTTCATGATGAATTGGTTTAAGCCCCTCTACTCGTATGTAGTGCTTAGTGTTATCGTCCGACACCACCTCTTTTGCAACTATATTGTTCGCCACCTTTGTTTCATCACCATTGATATCATACAAATAGTAAAAACTTTCATTGTGTTTTCCACCATAAATAAATTCTACTTGATCTACCATTTTAAATTTTTCTCTTATAAAAGACTCTTGGTTTACACATAATTTTATTTTCATCAATAAATTCGAAATAATATTTATCATTACCAGAAAGCTTGGGGTACCCAATGAAGGTTTCTATTATTTCTTTACCACACACACACTGGACCTTAAAACTTACAATCTCTTCTCCACCGGAGTCTATGGCATACAACAACTCTTCTTGACACTTACTACAGGTTATAACGCTCAAGTGGCCCCCAATTCTTTAATTGCCGCTAATATAGCGGCAACTTTTGCCGCCACTTCTTCGGGCGAGCCCGGCTTTATTGTAATTAAGAAATTTTTTAGTCCAGCTTCCCGTTGGGCTTTTAGACCCACACTTTTTCCTAATTCTCCAGTGGTTTCTACCTCATGAACATATACGGATATAGATATTATTGCTTGATGGGCTTTACTCAAAGGGATTTTCTTTCTACTAATTCATATTCTATAATGTCTATTTTTGACGCAGAAATATTATTATTATCTTTACAAAGCTTTCTTACTCTGCGGGCTTCAGCTAGTTCTTCAAACACTTTGGCGGACTTTTGTTTTGTTGACCACCTTTTGTTTTTGGTAAAAAAGTTATTTCCGATACGTTCTCGTATCATGTATACGTTCACAATATTCCTTTCTCAATAAAATCCCGCATTTGTTTATTTGTATTTATGGCCTGAATCTTCTGCGTTCTGGATTGTGCATTTAATTTTTCTTCTGCCCCAACACCAAAAGCCCGCTCCCTAGATAGTGGATTACGACGGTTGTTTAATTCTAGTAGTGAACCTACCGTGCGTGGGTCACACAGCTTAGAAATAATAGGCCCAGAAATAAGACGTTCTAAATCCCCATTACAGATAGGGCACTTTTCGTAGATTTCTGTATGATTTTGCAAGAATTCTATATCTCCACAAGATTCGCAGAGGTATTCTTTAGTTACTAGTGCCAATTTAATTTTCCCTTAATTGAATTGTTTTTCTTATTACTGTTACAGTAGGCATCTAAAATAGAAACGTGTTATGAAACAATACAACCTTTTTCAAGATTCCCAATATAATCCGGTCCTTCGCCGTAAGATATAGCTATATTACGTGTAGCCCATAACGGTTGAAGATTTGTATAATGGAAGCAAATTTTCTGTTGCTCGGGATCTGAAAGATCAAAAGATGCACAAGGTTTTATATGATCTAAGTGCCATCCTTTGTCTCCGTGATTTTTCCAAGTCATACCCTGAGTAAACTTTGACTCAATGTGTTCAATAAAAAATGATATATTACAACTTAATAAATTAAACGTTAAGTCCGATTTTGAGGCTTTATGATTTTTTAAGATTGCTCGTATTCTTTCTCTCATCTTCTATAATATACTTCTCTGTTTTTGATCAAAAAATTTATTTTCACTGAGTTTCCAGCTCTGCAAGGTACTTGAGGCAGATCTGAGACCACGTTTCAAATTCATCGATTTGCCCCACCAATTCTGACGGTGGTGCGAATCCTGCGTTTATCATCGACTTTTCACGGGGC